GGGTATAAGAGTTAAAGAAGCAATTTTTAAATATGTTTCGTGCTCCCGCTGAAATTTCCACTTCGGCAGTTGCTGTTGCTCTAATAATAGTATCCAATCCTATGTAACAGCTTTCAATAGTGTTTTCTGAACCACTTACTTTAAGCGAACGAGATGTTGCATCATCTAGTGTAGAATCTGCTATTCCTGAAATCTGGCAATTAACAACATGGTTGCGTTCTCCAGATATAAGCATTGCGATACTTGCTCCCGTAGGATTAGATGCTGCTGCTTCCTGAATTACCTCAATATTTCTAATCACACAATTATTAGCGGACAGTATAAACAATCCTCCTAGAATTGGTGCTGCTGTTGATAGATTTCCTATTCGGGATCGCTGTCCTATCTGGCTATCTGCACCTATTCCTATAAGATGCACTCCATCTTTATTCCAATCCAAAGGTACACTTTGATAGTCTGTTGTATTGGCTCCTGTGTCTGATTCTGCAATCATATACACCACATCGCCTGCATTTGCTGTAGCCATTAATAATGCTTGGGCTAATGTCTTTAAAGCTTTTTTAGGACTTTTACCATTATTACCATCATTTCCTGTACCTGGGCGTACAAATAAAGCTCGACCCGGTGTGAACATGCCTCCTACAGGCACCCCTCCATACTGATACAAGCCGTCTGAAATTGTTGTCATTTATTTTCTCTCGTTTTAACTTCGTTAAAAACGAACTACCTAGATAAACTAGGCAGTTCATTTAGACTATTATAGTCCTGGTGAACCAGCGATTCCGCGCCAGTCATTGAATAACATCCTATAACGTTCGTAAATGGAAATTACCAAGTCGAATGTGTAGGGATCATTATGTTCTTGACGTTGCAAACCTTTACGGCTCACTTCGATTAAAGAGTCA